CTTTGCGTATGTGCCCGCTGTCCTGCCAATCCAGAGATTTTTTACCGTGTCCGACATGCCAGTGTATGTTCCAGCTGACTCATCGGAAAGCGCCACAGACTGACCATTAATATACAATATGGGTAGGGCAGCAGTGAATGCTACACCAGAATTAGGGCCAGCCCCCGCATACGTTGCCGCTACGTGAATCCAACTCCCCTCGTACGAGGTTAATGCCGATGACGTAACGTAGCGTCTGTAGTTTAAATTGTCGGTGTAAGCGGAGAACTGAAGCTTGTCAGAACCGTCTAGCGTTAGTTGGTATTCACGAACTATCGAGCCATCATTTTTTCCTAAAACGCTGAAATTGGTAGCGTCCTCCATCTTCACCCAAGCCGACACCGAGAATGGGAGGTCATCGGTCCCATTTGTAAAGCTAAGTCGCTGGTCATCAGCGACTTCCACATAATCATTAGTCCCGTCAAAATAAACTGACGGCCCCAGCAACTTAGTGCCGATGGCTTCGGCATCCTCGGCAATAGAGTTGACCGACAAGTTGGTTCGTGCGGTGGCAGCGTTTGACAAATCGTCCAGGTTATTTGCTGCCAACAAGTCACCAAGGCCGCCCTGCCCAGTTATGCCCAATGTTGAGCGAATGTTCGACTTGTCCGCTTCTGTAACGGGGTCGTTGTCGAGGTGTCTTAGTATTCTGCCTTTAAGCTTATAGGCAGTACCGTCGGACTTGAAAGCCGTAAATGTCTCAGTTCCCATAATATCTCCAAATTTAGTGTTTATTTCTAACTAGAGCATTCTCTATATATATATGTATGTAATGTGCAAAAATGTTATTGCCAGCGTGCTGGTTGGTCGCTTGCAGGTGCGCTTGATGTTCCAACCTTGCGCGCCAATCGAGCGCCTCTAATAGTTACGCCTGTGCTGCTATGGCTTATTAAATTTCCACTTGATTGCCTTGGTTGCAAAGATTCAACTGCATCTTGCAAGGCGCGGATTGCGTCCAAAATGCCGCGCACACTAAAACCATGTAGGCGTTTAAATCTCATAAATAAACCGGAAACAATTCTGTCGGCAACTCCAGCGCTTGCATGTTTACAAATTCGCTTGAAATCTCAATTTTGCCATTTGTTAGTTCTGCCATTGTTGGCGCCTTTTTGAGCCAATAAGTTCCGGCAAAATCAACAAGCAATTCACCACAAATTGAAAACTTTGTTACTTCTGTTTTTTGTGATAAAATAAAATCCACCAGGCGATTATTGGACCACTGCCACCCTGTTCTAAATGTGTTCGCTGAAAGCAATGTGTTCCCTGGCACAATTCTCGTGTTGCGCAACGCATATTTGTCTGTTGCGTACGTGTCAGTTCCTTCTGCTAGACGGTTCGCAAGTTGCGTTGACTTCGTTTGTATTTCCGGGCTGTAAACAAAAGGCAAATCAGGATTGGTATCTCCGTTTGTGCCATACATGAATTCCGTCACGTCATAAGGGTCGCCAACTCGGGTGCCTGCGTCCATTTGGGTTTTTGTTTTTGCATTGTAACTTTCAACGGATGTGATGATTTTTTGGATATGACCTGGGTCCTCTACAAATTTTAAAACAGAGTAATATGGGCTCTCCCAAATGTTGCGCTGCACCTCAAACGGCGAAAATGTCCAAACATCAGTCTCTGGCTCATTTGTTGGAGTATCAATAATCTCGTTGTCAATGCTGGAAAAAGTAACGGTAAGAGTCCCGTATCCGCCTGGCTCTTGTTTAACTTCAACGCGTGATGCGTTTGCAACATAGGCGTTATTTGTTTTTGCTGCTTCGATGATACTCCACAAACCCTTGTAAACATAGACGCTCTCCCAACCGTTGGCTTCCGAATACGTGCGCTCGATATTTTCAACAGTTAAATTCGTGTTGCCTTTAAAGTGTAAGCTCATTGTGCTAGTGGTTTTGTGTTGCGCTCAATTGATTTGAGTACTTTGGTTTGCTCGCCTTGTTTTTCTCGAAGAATGCGCTCAAGTTTAACGTTGCGTTGGTCGTCTGTAATTCCCATAGTTCCTGCATACATGCTGCCAAAAAGGGTTCCTAAGGCTTCGTTGGTTTTGTACAATACTAGCGCGGCAGTGTCTTGGATGTTTTCTTTGTTTTGCTCAAACTCTCGATATGCATCTGCATACATTTCCAACTGGTCCCCTTTGTATCTAACGTTGTTTAAATCCAAGTTATTAAAGAACCCTTGCATTACCCCAAACGCCAGGCGCTTGCCTGTGTCGCTCATTGTCTCGTCAAGGTCGCGCAAAATTTGCCCCTGACTTAAACCACTTTGAGACATGCCCCTCGCGAACTCCATAAAAAGCTCTTTGGGTTCGCGTATAAAAGATGGCAATTCGGTCCCAAACTCAACGCCGTAGCGTTTGAATATTTCGATGAAATCTTTACTTCCAGCAAGCGCGTCATGTTGGCGAACATTTAAGTCATTCATGGCATCAACTAGGTCTTGAATTTCAACGCCTGCCAGACGGGCCTGCCTCCCCAGTGCTTGATACTCGTCAGTTGAAATGCCAAGCGCCATGGATTCCCTTTGTATTTTGGCGGCGTCTGCGTACAGGTTTCCCACATTGCGAACAATGCTTTCCAAAGCCATTGCACCCGCGATTTGCCCGCCGATGCCTTTCATTGCATCTTTTGACCAACCGTTGAAACTTGCGCGCGCCTTGTTGATTCCAGCGTTGAAGGCGCGAATGTCCAGGCCAAGTTTAAAATTAAGCAATCCCATTGACGGGCTCCTTCTTGTTGTTTTGCAATTGCTTCAATGCCTCCAATCCTTCGGCAAACTCTCCGTGTATTATTTTGGCGCCGCCTCGCATTTCGTTGCGCGCCAATATATCCCAAACCAATTGACCAAATGGCGCATCATTTATTGTTTCGGGTTGGTAGTTCAAAAACTCAAGCGCGGTCGAACGGATTGTTTGAAGTAAAGGCGCGCCAAACCTGGCACCACAAGCAACATTGTCGTCATTGCCTATGAGTTCGGGAATTTGCTGCGCCTGAATCAGGTATTCCATCGCTTGCGCAAGCGCCTCGTTTTTGTTCTTTGGCATTGGTTTGCGCTTGTAATACCACTGCCCAACTGGCGAAAGAAACCAACCCAACCAATTCATGCCTTGGTCATAGTTGCGCGAACAAATACCAATAAAACAATGAAACTCCAATGGTGTCAGTATTTCATACAAACCAACGCGCTCCATGAGCATCGCGTGACCAAATGTCAATGGGCGCAATTTGGCGCCAGCCACATAATGGTGACCTGGCGCACATGTTTCTGCCCAAGTGTTAGACATTAATTGGATGACGTATCACTGCCGCCACTGTGAATGATGTTGAGATACTCTATTGCGCTGATGCTCCATTCCGCATATGAAGCACTGGAGCGAGTTTTTTCGGCGCTCGTAATTGTGAAGTTGCCAAGGCCGCCGGATGCTGTTCCTGTGTTGTTTTCTGATGTTGGCGGCAGCAGGTCCGAATTAATTTCGCTCCACTCATGGTGGGAAATTTGCAAGCGACATCCTGCGTAAAATGGCGCCGCAAACATTGTGTTTGCCTTGGCCAATGTGCTTGCTGCGCCAGCGGGAACTGAAACGGCAGAATTGTTCGAAAGAATAACGCCCGTTAGGTTGATTACTTTTCGCTGGTTATATGTGCAATGTGAAACAATCTCACCGTCACCGTTTGTCGATTGATTTGTGTCCGCCTCATAGGATAAGCGAATTTCGCTTGCATACATTTCACCTCGGAAAAGCGTGGTGTCGCTGCCGCTGCTGTCGTCTATAATTTCGAGCGCAACAACGCCTTTAAGGTTTACATTTCCTGCTGTAACTGGTCCGTGCGTGCCGTAGGTTATCGGCGTTCCTTTGGTAAATCTTGCCATATGTTTTCTTTTTTAATTGTTAAAAGTTGCCCAACGCGCAGGCGATTGTGAACGTAAACGTCTCGCGCAAAACTGTGCCATCGAAATCCTTTTCAATGCCTCCCTGGTCGATGATTTCAAAAATGTGGAAATCTGTTTCCGATGTGTTGATTGTTCTCATCTCCTCAAAATTTATGGCTTGCCCAATTGCATCCAGGATTTCGTCATGTGTCACCATTGCGCCTGGTTGCGCTTCATCGCCAATTTCGCTCTGCACGCTCACCTCTAAAGTCAAATCCATGTTACCGGTTCGCGGTGGATTTTCTGTTGCGCCTGCATAGGAAACCACAACACAAGGCATTCCTTTGACCTGGTCGCTTGTGCCGCTGTAAACAGGCACTCCAACCTTGCTGGCAAAGTAGGTTTTTAGCGCGCTTTCTGATTGGCTTCGGTAGCTCATGAAATTTTTAGCGATGCGGTGCTGGCTGTTTTGTCTATTGTTCGAATTTCCTTTGGGATTTTTCGGCGCAAATAAGTCAGCATGTCGCGCGTTTCTGCGTTAATTGCCATCTGCATCGCTTGGCGAACCCTGCTGATTTTTGCGCTGTCAGGTGAGCCATGCGTCCCGCTTGCCGTTGGCTTCGTTGAGCCTAAACGCTTTTCCGGTCGCCCGTCTCCTTTAGCTCTACCGATTACTGGCGTTTTGGAACGAACGGAGCGCCTAGGGTAAACAAAAGGACCAATATCGCGCGCAACGCCCAACCATGCCGCTGCCATAAAAGCGCGCCCCGCAACCCTGTGTTCAATTGCGCGGTCAACCGCTTTTTGCATAGGTGCTCCCCAAAGCCCCTTTTTGCCCTGCTTGCCACGAAAATAGTTTGTCAAGATTGCTGCAAGAGGTGCGCGCTTTTTGCGCTTGCCGCTTTTTGTTGGCTGAACTTTGGCGCCCTTCAACATGTCGCGCTTGATTTTTTGGGCGCTGACTTTTGGTGTTTTGTTGACTGATTTTAATGCAATGTTAAAGGCACGCTTGTTGACCTCGTTTGTGAAACTGCGCCCGCTGTGCTTAATGTATGAGTCAAGCACCCTGTTGATTCTTGCGCTATTGATTTCAAGTTGCATTATTGTTTTTTCATTAACCCAAATTCGTAGGCGCTGCCAAGCGTTACCAGGTTTTCGATTTTGTAGCGCTTGCCGTTGTTGATAATTGTTGCTCCCACAATAGGTCGCATGGAAGCGTTGGCCCATTGAAGGCGCGAACTTGTCAACGTCACATCGTACGCTTCCAATAAACCACCTTCCTCAAGCTGTGTCGTTTCGGTGTTGCCGCTCCAGATGCCTCGGAAAAGGTTGCCTTGATAAGCAAAAACGATTCCTAAACTGCGCTCCAGGCTTACCTGTTGGTCAAAAGCAACCCGCGTGTGATGCGCGCCTTTTTCAACCGTGGTTTGGCTTTGGAATTGCGTGTGCGCAATCGGGTTATTATGTGAAACACTGTGGAAGCAATCTGTGCGCGTTGTTCCGCTACCATCTGGGACATTTAATCGAATATTGTAAACGTCTTCGTAGTTTCCGCTCTCATTGGTGCGTTGTATGGTATAAGCAAGCGCATCGTATTGCGGTGCATCAGCGATAACTCTGAAAATTGTTTCACCGGCGGCAAATGTTGCGCCCTCGCTCACAGTTGTAAACGATGTTGGCGTTTGGTGGTCTGCTTTTTCATACAGCCACCCACTGCGCAAATTGATTATGCGATTGTTTGCCATGGTGGAAAGGCGGCGCCCGTAAAACCAAGAAAAACGAGCGCCGCCAATGGTAGCGAGGTGTTACTTGCGGGCGGCGGCCTTTTTAGGGCTTGCCTTAATTGCTATGTCGGCGCGTTTCCAATATGGCGGTTTACGGTAAACGCTGATGCCTGTAAATTTTCCGCTCGGATTGTCGCGCTCGGCAATAAAGGCTTGCTTGCATGTTTCGGCATCTCCAACGGCGATTATGTTGGGTTTTCCCTGGGCATCAAAACCCACGCAAAAAGACGGTTTGCTGTTCATTTTATATATTGGTGATTCTAATAAGTGAATTCGATTGACCTTTGGCAACTCCGTAAAGAATGCCGCAAGTCAGGTAGTATTTGCCCTCGCGCGGGCTGAAAAATTTTCTAAATTGCACAGGCAAGCCCGTGCGCGGCTCGATGGAATCAATAACTTCGGCGCCGCCATAATTCGGGCGCGCAATTTGTCGAGCCGCAATGCAAAGCGCGCTCGGATGCGCATAAAAGCCTTGCAAGTTGTTTGTGGTTGGGATGCCTTGGTATTCGGTAATCCCAAAACCGTGAATCGTCGAAATGATGTTGTCCTGAATGGGCGCCGGTGTCCCGTATGCGCTTGCCACACCAATCGCTCCATCCTTGGATAACGATGATGTGTAAGATGCGTTCAGCATACAACTGCGCAAACCGCGCGGCACTTTGTTGCCCGTCATAGTTGCAGCGGCATCTGCCAGGTCGTCACTGTCAAAATTGGCGGCTGTCCTGACTTGTGAAGTTGGAAAATTGCCAGGCGTCACCAGCGCCAGTAAATCGTCCGCAACCGCTTTTGCTGTTGCGTCAATTGCTGGGCGAATAAAAGTTCTTTCAAGGATTGTCGCGCTCTTTGCTTTGGCGATTTCGTATTCCGAAAACGCCATTGAAAAGCCCTTGAAATTTGAAAGCTCAATTTCGATTTCGGTCGTCGACACATCGCTGGCAGTGTAGCCATTCGATAAATCTAAAACAGAAACACTGGAGGGAACGCGTGTAACTGTGCGGTCACCGCGCTCCCTGATGCTATCGCTGAAATTGCGAGCAAATAGCGAAAACATCCAAAAGTTATCCGCAAGCAAGTCGAGCGTCATTTCGCTGACCTGCTCCAGAGACACTCCTGCCAGTGTGTTGCTCATGTCAATTATGCCGATTTGATGCGCTTCAAAGCACCGGAATTACCCACAGCAACCCCATAGAGTACTCCCATGGTCAGGTAATGTTTTCCTGCCACGTTGTCATAAAAAGTACGAAGCTGGATTGGAAGCCCGGTTGAAGGGTCAACAATGTCCTGTACTTCAACGCTGCCATCAGCAGGCGCGGCAGGTGTCCGTGCGGCAAGCAACAAAGCGCTTGGGTGCAAGGCAATTGCTGCCAGGTTTTCACCGTTGGCCGGAATGCCTGTGTATTCGTAGAGGTTAAAACCATGCACGCGCATGGCAGCGTTTTCCTGCACTGCGCTTGCGGTGCCGTAGCTGGAAGCGTCCTGCACGATTGCATCCTTCTGGACGCTGGCGTAATACGAAGGAGGCAAAACCAAGGCGCGCTCTGATTTTGGCACTTTGGCAGTTGTCAAATCGGCTGCCAAATCGGCAACTTCGTCAGCGTCAAAATTCGCTGCTGTGATGACTTCGTTTGCGGTGTAGTTCGCATTCAAAACTAACGCCAGCAAATCATCCATAACTGCGTCAAGCGTCACCTCCAAAGCCGGTCCCAAAAACACGCTGGACAACCAGTCAAAGTTGCCGGACTTGGAAACTTCCATATCGGTGAACGCCATTGAATATCCCTTGAATTTGTTCAAGGTGATTGTCTTGGCAGTGCTGGTGACATCGCTGGCAGTGTAGCCAGTCGATAGGTCGCTTGCGGTCATGGACGAAGGAACGCGCGTGGTGACGCTTTCGCCTTGTCCTGAAATTTCATCACTGAAATCACGCGCAAACGCGCGCAATGGGTGAAACTGTGTGGATAGATAATCGAGGCTCTGTTCCGCCACGGCGGCCAGGTTGATTCCGTTGAGTGAATTTGCCATTTGTTTTTAGAGTTTGTTTTTGATGTTTTCGATGTAAAACGCGCGCCTCTCCTGTTTGCCTTCAATGGCATTGTATTGTTGCCATAGCGATTCAACGCTGACATCAGGCGCATCGTTTTCGGTTGCTTCCTCAACTGGAGTATCAACGCCAACGCTTGCCGCAATTTCCACGGCCTTTTCGTCTGCGCTCTTTTGTTTCTCCTCAAGAAGTAAATTTGCTTCTTCCAAGACCATGATTTTGCTTTCAAGGCTTGCGATTTCCTCGGCGTGTTGCGCGCCAAGTTTTGCTGTTTCCTCAGCCTGTGCGGCGCTCAAGTCCTCCAGGCGAGTTTGCAATGTTTGATTTGCGGCAGTCGCTTCGTCTAGCTTGGTTGCTAAATTGTTCAACTCCACATTTGCTTTTACCAAATCGAGTATTGTTTTCATGCGTTTATAAATTTGCCATAAGGCCAATGACATCGGCCAGGTCGTTCACAACTCCATCAGCAAGTCCGGCCTCAACGGCTTCTAAACCTTCGTAGGTTTGGCCCGTCATACTTGCCTCTGGCACGTTGCGTTTGTTGTTGATTTCCTGCTTAAATCTTGCGTGCCACTTGTTAACATTCGCCTGCAATCGCTCGCGCGCCTCTTCGCTCAGTGGTTTAAAATCAGCATAATCAAGCTTGTTATCACCGGCGCTGACCGCATTGACTTTTAGTCCCATGTTGCGCAAATATTCTGTCTGGTCCAGTAGCGCAACATAAACTCCAACGCTTCCCACTTCGGCACTTTCACTTAACAAAACGCTGTCTGCTTGGCTTGCAATCCAATAGGCCGCGCTTGCTGCTGTGCCTTCTGTGTATGCAACTAAAGGTTTGCTGACGTTGCGCAATTTTGCCGCTAACTCTGGAAGCCCTGTAATGGTTCCACCTGGCGAGTCGATGTGAAGTAAGATTGAATTGATGTTCGGGTTGGCGTCAGCATCAGCAACTTGTTCAGCAATGTCGTCATAATCGGTCATGCCAAACATGCGCTCAAAATCGGTCAATAGTTTACCAACTGCGCCATGAATGTGAATAATGGCAATGCCACTCTCCTCCTCAGGTCGCGGCAATTCGTAACCGTTGCCGTCATAGTCATGTTCCTGCAATTGTCGCGCAATTGCGCCATGATAATCCGGCAGGATTGCCCAAACATCATTGTTGAGTTTATGCGTCAGTTTCGCTGTCATTATTAAAAACTGGATTCGGTGTCCTCTGGCTCAGTAGGTGAAGCGCAGTGTCCATCGTGATTTTGTAGGTGTCTGCAAGACGGTTTGCGCGTTCAAGCAAGTCGCTTGCTTCACGTTCGACCTGATTGCGGATGTCTTGCCAATCATGCCCGCGTTCTCCGGTGTCCTCGCGCATCGTGCGAAGCCCCATCTTGATGGCGTCCTGGTTGGCCTTGGATTCGCGCCCGAGGTCAACGGTGATTTTTTTGGGCGCCTGCCAATTCACTCGCCACCAATCAGATGACGCTGGCAGGTCGCCGCGCTTGATTCCGCGAGCAATAACCCAACCCCATACGCGATTGCAAAAACGGCTTGTTATAAGGGCTTGGCGTTCTTCAAATCTTCGTGCGGCTTTTTCTAGAATGAACCTTGATGCGGTTCCTTGTTTTGATGGTTCCACGATAAATTCATATGGAACGCCAAGACCTAAAGCCACATCTCGGAGCAAGTATTCCAAGAACCCAGCAAACGCCGGTGACGGTTTATTGCTCGCAAAGGATTCGATACTTTCGCCAATTTTGAGCCTTGGAACCATGCCAGGCTGAAAAGTGTCCCAAGCAACGGTTCCTGTGTCGGTCGCACTATAGCCGTCCTCGATTAAACTGCTGCCATCGTCGGCAATGCCGCCTTGCGTAGTAATAGCCAAACCCACGGCGCTGTTCATTTTCACGCCGACTTTTTCAAATTCTAAAATATCGGTTGCGTCTCTGATGTGGTCGATTGCGTGAGTGAGAGCAGAAACTCCGCGCAGTTGCGCAACTCTGTCAGGGTCGTAAACCAGGATAAAATTGTTCGCAGAAATACTTCGGTAATCATCTCCGCTTCTGACGTTATAAGCTACAGGCTTGCCACTCGGTGACACCTGGACGCCATCATGACCGACATCGGACCACTTCAAACCTTCGCTGGCAATGTTGTGCGATTCGACAAGCTGCAATTGCGGGAATGCATCTTGGCGTCCAATCATTAAAAAGCCAATGTCGCCGTCAACGTCCATGCGAATGGAAGCCATTCGTTGCATTTGCGCAAACGTGAATTGACCTGCCACATCGCAAACCTTGCCCCACTCGGCAAAATAATCTTCGTATGCTTTGGCTTCGTCGCTTTGGCTTTGAGGTGTCAAACCTGTTCCTAAAGCGTATCGGGCAACGTCATTTACTGCGCCGCGCACCATGCCATGATTGGCGTAAAGCCACCTCGAAAACGCCATCAATCGGCGGCGCGTTCCACGGTTTAGTGTCTGGTTAATATCAGCGGCAATGTATGGCAACGAAGTCCTGAACCGGTTGCTCTCCGTGCCCCTATAGTGGGAGTTGATTGTTGCTCGTTTACGCGGTTGAGGCGTTGCAATAATTGGTCTGCCGTTGTGGTCTAGCAATGCGCTCATCTGGCAAACCTCGCAAATGTCATTCTGGTTGGTTTAGTCGCGCCGTTTGCAAGCCCCTTTTCAATTAGGACCGCTGTCAATTGCGCGGCAAGTTCGTCGGTCGGCATGACTAGCTCTTGGCTTCCACTTTGGGATGCATTTGAAAATGATGTGGTGACACTGCCCGCCAAAATAGCGTCCGCAACCCGCCCTTTCAGGGTGAGCAGGTAAGCGTCATTTTGCAGTTTCAGAAATGCGGTTATATCACTCGCCATCTGCCCATATGGGTAAAACGTGTAAAACTAGCACTTTAAACGAAAAAAGCGCCAACGCTTAAGCGCTGACGCTGACAAGTTTGCATTTATTAAATAATTTATTCGCCAGTTTGAAACAGTTTGGCGATTGAGGCCGCCACTACTTGCATCAATTCGCAATCCCAACCATGATTGGCGCGAAATGAAACCCAACGCAATGTGGTCCGTCCGTGTTTGTCTATGACTTCCTTTTTGCGCTCGGAATCAATTTGTTTCGCATACTCGTCTGCTAAATCGCCTAGGTCGCAAACCTCCCATGGATGAGATTTGCCACTTTTGAGCAACTGCAAAACATCTTTTGTCGTTGGGTTTGACCATCGGAAAACAGGCGGCGCAGTGCGACCTGTTGCGCTAACGCGCGTTGGTTTTGAAAACATGCGCCGCACTGTGTGACCGTTGACACTGTGCGCGTAATCAACCACATCTTCACCTCGCATCCCCATCCAGCCAAACCTGCCGCACTCTGCCAAAACTCTGGCGCGCTGATAACCAACATCCAAAAATGTGCGTTGTGGTGCAACATTGTATTCCTTGCGCATTGCCTCGATTTCCTCAAACGATGTCAGGCGGCGAAATGAAAGCAATCGGCTGGCGCCTGTTTTGCTCCAGGAGCGCGCAACTGCCCAAAACTCCTCAAGGTAGGCTTGCACATCGACAGTTAAAAATCGTGTGGCTTCTTCTTCCCATTCAGCGCCTGGCTCGTAGTCTTTCACAACAACTTTTTCGATGTCCACATGGTTGGTGGCTTTCCATGGTTCTGCCAGGCGCAACGTGACAAACTCCCGCAATGGTTGAATGTATCCTCCAGCCGCGTGTTGCTTGGCGCGCAAAAAATCAACCACCAAGTCTGCCCAAGGCATGACAGAAGGCGGCAAGGCTAATTGGTTAAAAGAGAAGGAGCGGACGCGCGGCGTTGGGTTATCGTTGGTTGCAATATATCCGCCTTTGCTCATGGCGCGCCAGTTGGCTTCGGTGTTTTCGTGAGCGTGTCCGCATTTCCCGCAAACCATGCGCACCGTTTTGCTGACTGCCTCATAATCCCAGACGCCGTTGGGCTTTGTGGTGTCATCTGTGTCCCATTGCAGGCATTCGTAAAAAG